AATACGAAGATTTTGAGTCAAGAAATCTGCCTTATAATTATTGTTCGCCATAATACCACCAACTTTGGCAGCAGCAACAAAAACATATTTTGGTTTTGCTAACTGGAAAAATCTATCAGTTTCTTCTTGATCTGTAAAATCTACAATATGACGAGTCCCTTTCATAATATTTGTGTAACCTTTACTTTCAAGGTTTCTCACTATTGCCGAACCAACCATCCCGTTAGCACCAGCAACTAATACTCTACTATCACTGTCCATAAATGCACATATCCTCAACTAATTGTTTGAAAGAAATTTTAGGTTCCCAACCTAGTTTTTCCTTTGCCTTAGTGGCATCACCTAATAAAGTCTCTACTTCAGCAGGTCTGAAATATTTAGGACTTACTTTAATAATGGTTTTTTTAGTATTCTTATCAATACCAACCTCATCAAATCCTTCACCTTCCCACACAATATTCATACCAAAATAAGGTGCTGCTACCTCAACAAACTCACGCACCGAGTACTGCTCCCCTGTGGCGATTACATAATCATCCGCTTCATCCTGTTGGAGCATTAACCACATTGCCTCTACAAAGTCCTTAGCATGACCCCAATCACGTTTTGCATTCAAGTTGCCGAGATATAGTATATCTTGCTGCCCAGTTGAAATAGATGATAATCCTCTAGTGATTTTTCTTGTGACAAAAGTTTCTCCTCTTCTAGGGGATTCGTGATTGAAAAGAATTCCAGAACTTGCGTGTAATCCATATGATTCTCTATAGTTTTTGACGATCCAGTATCCATAAACTTTTGCAACTCCATAAGGTGAACGAGGATAAAAAGGTGTTGTTTCTTTTTGGGGTATTTCTTGAACTTTACCAAACATCTCTGATGTAGATGCCTGATAAATTCTAGTCTTATTTTCCATTCCCAAAAGACGAACTGCTTCAAGAATACGAAGAGTTCCTAATCCATCAGTTTGTCCAGTATATTCAGGCATCTCAAAAGACACCTTTACATGACTCTGAGCACCAAGATTATAAATCTCATCAGGTTGAACTTGTTGAATTACTCTTACAAGATTTGTCGAATCTGTAAGATCTCCATAATGAAGCTTAATTTGATCGTAAATATGATCAATCCTATGTGTATTAATTAAAGAAGCACGTCTAATAATTCCATGAACTTGATACCCCTTTCCTAAGAGAAATTCGGCAAGATATGATCCATCTTGTCCCGTAATCCCCGTAATCAATGCTACTTTCATAGTTATTACTATTTTGATATTATTATACTAAAAAAGGTGGGTTTATGCAACCCACCTTCGGTAATTCAGGCTCGCCACTTGCTCTTTATCTGGAAGCAAGAAACCAGGCGGGGTTTCCCCATCCGCACCACTTACTTTTTTATGGAAAAGTAAGAAACCATAAAGGGTCATATGACTCCACCACTTAGTTTTAAGAAACTAAGAAAACGAGTAAGGGGTTTGCTCCCGACCAGTGCTGTTTAAGTCCATCCGTGACTATTCAATCATCCTTTACATATGCAGGAACACCATCAGGATCTAACCAACAGGTATAATCGTGATCTTCCATAGCAGTCATAAGTTGCATTTCATTATCCAAAAGATACATATCCTTATACCTCCCAGTATAAGAATCTACTTTTTGAATTCGATAATCAGGTTTTCCATTAATTTCTAATGTACCTACCTGAACATAGCGATAAGGAAAACGTTCTAAAAGAACGGTGGGTTTCCTAACAACTTTCATTACGCAACCTCAACAGTTTCAAGATCCTGTGCAATATATTCCATCAGGATTTCATAATCATCAAGAGGTTCTCCAGAGAACACCGCACCTTCATTTTCATAGAAGCGGCGCACCTTTTTATAAAGTTTCGGATTCTTTACATCAAGGTAGAAGTCACCATTAGCAGCAGCACGAAGAGTACTGACATCTTTCTTGAATTTTTCGATCAGAGACATTGTTTTGTTTTGTTTGCTCTAGTATTATAAAGGTTGAAATTTTGTTTGTCAAGTGTGCCAGTTAAAAAACTGGCGAGTCGGAGTGATAGGATTCGAACCTACGACCGCCCGCTCCCAAAGCGGATGCGCTACCAAACTGCGCTACACTCCGTTACACCGTTATTTAGTTCGGTGTATAAGCATTATACCCATAATCGGAGCAATAGTCAAGCCTGCTCCACAAAGTCCCAACCATACTGGACTTGCTGCTAGTGCTTCTATTATATGAAAAATCATTTTATGTATGCGCTATTGAGTGCCCAAACAATAAAATATCCAATCATACCAAAAATTACTAATGCGGTATAAATTGTACTACCCATATGAATTTAAAGTGATTTTAAGCCATGGAAATAAAGGTGGAATAACACCTATAAGTCTTAGTAGTCCCTCAGCAAATAGAGCAAGAACCACCCAACCGACGCACATACTAATGATAGAAGCATTACGGTTGTGTCGTCGTATTGCTGCATCGATCATCTCCTGAACTTCTGAACGAGTAATAAATTCGTCATAAGGTTCCATCACTTCTCATCTCCAAGAAACTTTGCAAGAGGATCTTTGCGCGTTTTTACAATTTCAACTGCTCTCTTATAAAACATATTATCAGTATTACCAGAAGTTTCAAAAGTTTCTTTGATCTTCACCCAGTTGTTATAGGTGTGTTGATCCATACGTTTTAAGTTGAATACTACTAGTTATACTAGTGAGTATTTTTACCTTGTCAAGTTTGTGTTGATACACAAATATAGATTAAAAAAATCTAAAGTTTTGTATTATTCGTAACGGAAAGGGTGGGATTCGAACCCACGGATGCTTTCACATCGCTAGTTTTCAAGACTAGAGCCTTCAACCACTCGACCACCTTTCCAGGATTAAGTCCTTAACGGACTTCAAAATCAAGACGCCTAACTTTACGTTGGCGGCGTGCCTCTTGCCAAGCAATATCTTGAGAAGTCAACACACCTTTATTTTGATTTTTCTTTAATGAGTTTAGCATAATAACTTGTGATAAGTCAACTGCTGAAATCTTATCTCCACGAACTGTTGCCATATTTGAGCAACCGCAAGATACGGTTTTTGTCTGATGCCCCTCTATCTCCCTACCACAGGTACGGCATCTAATTCTTAAATTTTCCATTTTATCAAAAAATAATTATTGTAAATGTGATCTTAACATCCAAATAAACTTACCGTGTGATTCCATCAAATCTTGAACTAAATTAGCAGTAGCGTATGATTTCTGATCTTCTGCTTCCTCAGAAATTTCTTTCAATAAATCACAAAACTTTTCATTATTTTCAAGAAGTTCAGAAAGCATATTATTTGCCGTTGTTGAACTTGCTGCCTCTTTAATCTGAGTAACCTCAAGCATTCTAGAAAGAGAACTTAAAGGTTTTACATTTAAAAAACGCATATGTTCAGAGAGACGATCAATCTCTTCAAACATAGTTTCATATTGACCACCAAATAACTGATGTAATTGCGTGAAATCAGATCCTACTACATTCCAATGAAATGCCCAGGTTTTATGGAATAGCACAAAAAGTGACGACTGAGCATCACTAAGTAATTTATAAAGTTTTTCCATTATACTCTTTTTAGAGTATTTATAAAGTGGGCAATCGCAGATTCGAACTGCGGACTTTCTGAATGTAAATCAGACACTCTAACCGCTGAGTTAATCGCCCTATAAAAAGTCAATATTGACTCATAAGATATTCAACAGTATTTGCTACATCGTTCATAGCATCACGAAGATTTGGTTGCTGTCCAGTTTCTTGTTTACAAATTGGTCGATGATCGTCAGTAAGAGACCAGCGCCACAAATTCATATCTTTACAGTACCAAAGATTAATTTTCATTCTTTACCTCTTTCATTATATAGGATACAACAAAAAAGGGAGTTTGTCAACTCCCCATCTATCTATATCACTGTCCGATTCGGTTTACAGCAAGCCGTGCTTTGTTTAGAACGCTTCCAGCAAGAGGAACATAACCAAGATCATCAGCAATCATTTGTGCCTTAGAACTCAAAGCATAATTTAGAGCAGCACGAATATCAGTTGTTTTGGCACCATTTCCAGTCTTGTAAGCAAGAATCCAAGTCAGAGTAGAAATAGGATAAGAGTTTGTACCAGAAGGATTAGGATTCTCACCAGCAAGGTTAGAATCCAATTTAATACTATTCAGAGCAGCAGCACCAGAAGCAGCAGTTGGAAGAACAAACTTACCTGCTTTGTTTTGAATTGCTGCTGCTTGAAGTTTGTTTGCTTTGATGAATCCCGTATTCACATAACCAATAGAACCAGGAGTATTACGAATGGTTCCAGATACACCTTCGTTACCTTTTGAACCAACACCGACAGGCCATTTAACTGCCTTACCTACACCATAAGTCCATCCACCAAAGGCATCCAGTGAGTTAGTGAAAGCAAATGTAGTTCCAGAAGCATCAGCACGATGAACCACACGAATCATTCCATTACCACAATTTGGAAGTTGATTCCAATCCTTAATCCGACCAGCAAAGATATCTACAGTTTGCTTCTGCGACAGTTTCAGAGTGCATCCTGGTTTGTTATAAGCAACAGCAATCGTTCCGCCTACCATAGGGATCTGAACAACACCACGCTTCACTTTTGCTGCTTCTGCTGGTTTGATTGGTTCGTCGCTTGCTCCGAAGTCAACTGTGCCCGCAAGGAATTGACGAACACCAGCACCAGAACCAACGGACTGATAATTAACCCTACTCCCAGAAGTTCGTGCATAATCTTGGAACCATCGTTGATAAATTGGTGCAGGGAAGGTGGCACCAGCACCGTTCAAAGTCGTTCCTGCAAGTGCAGCAGTAGGTGCAGCAAGAAGACCAATTGCAAAAATGTGTTTGAGTTTCATAAAAAGTGAATAACTACAAGGTAATTTTAAAAGAATAAAAAATAAATGTCCACTAAGAATAGGTTAAGAAATTTAATCTAATCAATTAGTCTTATACATTTCAAAAACTTCTTCAATATAATCAATCATCTCATCAGTAATCACTGGAGAGCATCCAACAAAGAAAACGTTATCAAGAACTTTACACGCATTTGGATAATTTGATGCTGGTTCAAGATGTTTGTATGCAGGATGCATCAGTATATTTCCAGCAAAATAATTACGAGTCTGGACTTTATGCTTTTCTAAAAACTGAACCAAA